CCACCTTTCAATGAGGGCCATCGAGTGCGGTGACGCTTCCTTGAAACCGGGGCGCAGGGGCCGCAGCCCCTTCAGCGCCCGCAGACGCATAGCGATGGCCTGATCCAGATAGGCTTGCGTCACGAAGCCGCTGCCAGACGCAAGCAACTTTTTGTCGTCGTCGTAAATCGAATAGCCATGCACGGCTGACCCGCGCGGCGGCTTGTAGGTATCAATCTTAACTTCCATCACACAGTTCCTCTCGCATCATTGGAATGAAGTCCTTTAGGCGCAACACAACCCGCCACTCCTGACCGTTCTGCCTAAACACTACCAGCGGCACTTGGCTTGCGGGCGTACAGGCTTCGATCTGCCTGACCCACTGCATCACGGCCAACGTCTCGCGGCGCTTGACCTCAATGCGGAACTTGCCAACCTCAATGTCATCCTCACCGTTACGCGCCTGACCCAGCTTGCGCTTGACGACCGTTCCCAACTCGTCTGTCAGGAGGGCGGCAAGCTCGTTTTCGCCGCGAGCGCCTTTGTTGCGGGACATCCTGCCGGTCATTGGGGGGCCTCAAAAATTAACCGCTCTAGAACGACAAAGGCTTGATTTATTCGTTGGTGAGACATTTCAGCCGCGCCCCTAGCAACCCTAAGAACATCAAGGGCATTGTTGAAGTTTTTGGTCGGAAAATCGCTTTGCTTAAAGCTGTCCACAAACTGCCTTGTAAGCCCAAGCTCATTTTTTAATGAGGTGTTTTCTTCGCTCAACGACGCAATTGTTTTTTTGTCTGCCGTGCGTTGCAAGCCGTGCTGTAAAATTTCCCTTTTCATTTCGGCAATTGCCTTTTCTTGACGGGAAACTCTCAGGCACAAATCATCATCAATATCATCTGGATTTTTTGCCCTTCTAGTCATCACATTCTCCTAAAAAGGAATTTCGTCATCAAACGGCCCCGGCCCAGTGTACGGCTCCTTGGGGGCCTTGCTGACGGGCGCTTTAACGTAGCGGCTCCTCGCCATCATCTTGACCGGCGAAGGGGCCTCAGAAGGCCCTGGCGGGACTACAAGCAGGGGCGTGTGCGAACTGCATCCAACACGCTGCTCGTTCCCAGTCAACGAGCGGCCATGATGCAAACAGCGCCACAGGCCACCGGCATAGGGCATGGCTGACACGCAAGTGCGGCAATTGGTTTCTGGCGCAGCTCCGTGGTGGCAGAACTTGTACATATCGCACATCTTGCACTGCCAGTAGGTCGGGTCTTCGCTCAATTTAATCGGAGGCGTTTTGGCGGCAATCAGCCGATCTTTGCGCTCGACAATCTTGGCGTATTCTTTCGGGTCGAAGTGGACCCATTCGGTGTGCAGCTCGTCGGTGTTTTTGTTGACTGCAAAATACAAGGCGCGGTCGATCTTGAGCAAGCCCATATAGCTTTGCATCTGGGCATAATGCTGTGGATTGGCCGCGTAAACGCCAGTCTTGATAAGGTCGCCAAAAGCCTTGTCGCCCATCGTTTTGACTTCCAGCACCGCCCACGACTTAGGCGCTTCAGGAAAGCCTTGGCCTATGCCATCGACAGAACCACCGAAATGGCCTGACTCGTCGCGGCACTCAATCTGCTTGCCGTCATCGTCGGTATGTAGGTCCACGCCTATAGCGCGCAGTTCCTCATAGACACGGGACTCCTCATGCTTGCCGGTGCCAAACAGGCGCTTGATGCGACCGGCAAAGTGCGGCTGCACCGCCCAGTGGAAGTTCAGCCAGACATAGCGGTCACAGTGGTGCCCGATCAAACTCGCGCCCATGTGTTCGCGGTGGTCGTCCGACTGGGCAGAGTACCAGTCGAATATCCTGCTTTTCGTGGTGTGAATCGGATCGGGCACCTGTGGCATTATTTTTCCCAAGCCTTCTTCGTGGTGGAGGCCGGGGCGGCGAAGTTCGTAGCCCTGAGCGCACCGGCTGGGAGAGCGGGCTTGTAAGTGATTACCTTGTTGCGCGTCGGGTCTTTCCGGTCGATGTCCAGAATGAGCTTGAACGGCACATCATGGATGCTCTCGGTGTCCTTGGCGTCAGGTTTACCGCAGGCCACCAGCAGCCTGTTAAGGGCAATGCGGCTGATGTCTTCGGCTTGCTTGTTCGGGTTGACGATGTTCAGCCGTTCCCAAATCTTGCGACCGGCGCTAGGCCCGTCGATGATGTCGATCACCAGTTCGATGTACTGGCCGTTTCCAGCCTTCGTGTCCTTGAGGTCTGAGGCGGACACCATTGCGGTGTACTCGCCGGGGGCCAGAGGCTCGAAGGTCGAGGGGCGGTCGTCAACGTAACTGCTGACATCAAAATCAAATGCGGCCATTGGTTTAATCCTTGTTGCTGATTGCGGTTTCGAAGGCTTCCCATGACAGCGGGATGCTGTCGGGCAGTTGATAGCGGTTTTTCGCCATGTAGGCCGGACGCTCGTTGCAATAGAGCAGACGCTCGCCCGTCGAGATGCCCCGATTGGTAGTCTTGTTGAAGCCAACGTCATCGTGCTTGACGATGGTCTTGTAGTTCGCAAACAGCACGGCATCGCACCATTCGCGCACGAGAGCGTTGGAACGCTCCTGTAGTTTAGGCTGATAGCGGTCGAAGGGTTCAACCTCCGGGCTATCAAACCGCTTGATAGTGGTGTGAGCAATAAGGATCACCACCATGCCGCGCTCAAGCCGCAGGGCGTTCAGGCCCTCCAGTATGACGCGCCACTTCTCAGCAGCGATGAGCGCCCCCTTGCCGTAGGCGAGGTCTTTGGCGTCGTGCTTGGTATCAATCTCGCCTTGAATGATGGCCTCCAGCCAATCAAGGCTGTCGATCACCACGGTGCCGAAGTTGTGGTCTTCCTGATACAGCGTGGCGATGGCGCTCATCACATCGTCTGTGCTGGTCGCGATGGGGAAATGCTGTACTGGCAAGGAGCCTAGCCCGTCCTCGGTGAGAATGAAGATCGGGTTAGGCGCACCGGCTGCAAACGTGGTCTTGCCGATGCCCTCCACGCCGTACAGTTCAATGCGCGGGGCTGAGATGGTGTCGTTTACGCGGATTGATTTGAGGTCCATCCTACAGCTCCACCGCAATGTGCGTCTTGGCGGGCTTGGAGTCGATCAACGGCGCAATCTCAAGCCACAGCTTCGGGTACTCGTCCCGAATAGCCTTGAGCTTGGTATCGTCCAACTCGAACTTGATCTTGATCGGCACGAGAGCCTGATCCCAGTCGTGGGTAAGATCATTCAAAGCCTCAACGTCTGCCTTGAACGTCGTCTTGGCTGTGCTGACGATCTTGAAGCCGGTATCAAGGTGCGTCGTCGTGCGACCTTCCTTGTTGGGCTTGATTTGCTCCAGCATTTCTTCCTCAATGGCGAGGCGCTGGACGTTGGCCTGACGTTCAAGGCGCTTGGCCTCAATCCAGTCAGCAGCAAGAGTTTCTAGGCTTTTCATCGTTTGGTTCCTGTTTGTGGCGACCCGCGATCGGGCAAATCAGGTAAATCACCTATTTGTTTTCGGCGCAATATGATTTTTCGGAAACTTTACGGTTGCTAATCTTTTTTTGTGGATTAGCTTGGCTGCTTCGCCTCAAGGAAAAATCAAAATGGCTAACATCAAGGGCCGCTGTCAGCCCGCCTATAGTATCGTTACGTCTTTTGGTGGCGTGACGCAAACGGCAAAAATCTGCGGCATAACCCTTGGCGCTGTAAGCCGATGGATGTCAAAGGACGGCGGCGGCGGCGTTATCCCTACAGCGCACTGGAAGGCCCTGCTGATCTATGGCCGCGCGCACGGCATAAAAATTACCCTGACCGCTCTTTCTGGAATAGTCCTTTAGCCTGACGCCACAAGGCTGCGCCATGAACAATTCAGACTTCCTGCTTGCCGCCTATGGTGAGCTGCAAAACAATTACGGCTGGACGGCATCCTTTGCCAGTGACCCCAACGACCCCGCAGCCGGGGCTTGGGCCGGTCAACAGTGGACCGCAAAGCCCTTGCAAGCCGCGTTTATAAACTCGCGCGTCGAAAATAACAATTTTTACAGCGTCGGCGTAATGAACACGCCAGATGTGCCCAAGCGGGCCAAGAGCCTGTTCAAGCGCCTTGCCGTGCTGTTGGCAGACGATGCAGACCCCGGTTCACTGATGGGGCCAACGTCCTACATCCTCGAAACAAGCGCCGGGAACTATCAGATCGGCGTGTTCCTCGATCCTGACGACCCCGACACCACCAACGGCCCGCTGATCGACATTGTGCTGTCCTACATGGCCTCGCGCGGCATTATCAATGCCGATGCCAGCGGCAATAACCCAGTGCGTTACGGGCGGCTTCCTAACGGCTACAACACCAAGAAAACGGCCAACGCTTTTGCATCCAAGCTGCATCACTTTGACGGGCAGCTAGTCTATTCGCTTGAGGATGCAGCCGCGTCGTTTGGCATCGACTTGGCAGACGCACGGGAATGGGCCAAGAGCCCGCCGCTGCAAGAAGTGAAGTTCACCAATCCCAAGATGGATGGCGTTGAAGCCTTCAAACAACTTATCAATCCAGACCTTGCAGAACGTAGCTACCATGATCCGCTGCTGAAAATCAGCGCGGCGATGGTGTCGCGCGGCATGGATAAGGACGGCGCGCTGTCCATGATCCGCGCACTGATGCTCGCC